CTACTTCTACAAGTTTACCCTAAAAAGAAAACCTCCCGACTAGCGGGAGGAGTTCTTAGGCATGTTCTTGACGACCAACCATCGGTGCATGGTCCATATCATTCTGTCGTCTAGCTTCATGAGTTCACGGGGGCTTATCCCGGTTTCACAGGCTAGACCAGCTATGTACCAGTGGGCGGAGCTATCACCCAGCCCTCTTATTTTGGGGCTTGGCTCGTCTCACCCATGTTGTCGACGGTTTCTAACCACTTCTCGTATGAGAGTTTGGTTCCGCCTGTTCTTTTATCTGCGTGCCAAGCTAGGTACAGCAACCAAGATAGCTTAGTGTCTGCACCCAGCGAGGCTACGCTGACGTTGAACTTGTCTTCAAAGGCAACCATGTCAGCAGTGCCTGCTTCAATGTCCTTTGTCTCTCCATCGTTGAAAGATACTTGTAGGTTTAGTTTCATTTTCTTTCCTTATACTCCTGTTGAGTAGCTTATTTCGCCACTTGTTGGGAACGTCACCGAAAAGGTGCTGAGATCGCCGACTGCACCACTTACAGGGGTGAAGCTGTTAATCAATACCTCTGAAGTGTACTCAGGGGTCTCTGCACTTGCAGCAGTTCCGTTACCAGCGATTAGTGTAACAGTTCCAATGGTTCCAACTAGGTCCTGGAAGGTTGCCGAAACAGCCCCAGCCCCAAAGTCAGAGTGGAAGTCAAGTGAGATTTGCCCACTCTTCAATCCACCGATTACCTCAGTAAACCCACCAGAACCAAAGTCTGTTGTGTCAACCTCAGCAGCGCTAATCACCAGCTCCGCACGTGCGCAGTTGCTGGAGAGGTCTTCGCCGTTCAAGGTCACGTTAGTGCCTGTGACTACGTACTTAGCCATATTGTTTTCTCCTTATGCGTAGACGGTGATTTGAAATTCAGCCGCCAGATATGTTTGGTCGTTTATTGTTATAGAGCCTACGTTAGAAACACCTGGACAAACAAGATCATCCACCGTTCCATCAAGGCTCCTATTAGATTCTATACCAGCTTTCACGGATTGTGCTCCTTCAGGGCTGATATAGGCATCTAGCTTCCTCTGCATCGTACGCTCGGCACTACGCCCAACGATAACTGATACTGAGAAACTTAGTACGACTCCGTTGCCGAAGTCATTGTGGTAGTCAACCGAATCAAGTGCCACCAATGCAATCGGGGGGCTAGGATTGTCGATCAGTTCAGCAGATGTACGGAGTCCGGTGATTGTCCCGATGTTCTCCGCTATCTTCTGACGAACGGTTGTAATGTCTACCATTATGCGAAAGAAATTCTTCTGTAGGGTTGTACTAGAGAGGCGATGTCAGGGTCTAGACGGCTGATACGCACGACTCCAAGGTCTCCGAAGCCCAATACACCAAGAGGGCTGTCGTAACGCTTGTAGAGCCTTCCAGCGGTCATTAGAGTGGCTTGCTTGATTGCAGTGGGAATCGAGTCCCAACCGAATACTCCTGTAACTCTCACAAGTGCCTCGTGACCGATTGTAGGGAACAGCTCGTCGTCAATAGCACGAATCATTGTAAAAGGCCTGTAGATACCGCCTGTGTAGCCATTGAGAGGCTCTAGCTGGTATTCCTCTGATGTCCAAGTAGTATCAAAGGCAACGCCGTCAGGAGCAGTCTCAAGAGTCGTCAAAGAAACGATGTCGTCTGTCTCTGTTTCATAAGAGTTGCGTGCAACAAACAAACGTGTCTCTTCACTGCTCTGATAGAACACACGTTCACAAGCTCCATCAATCTGACGTGAAGCTGCTTCAATACTTAGTTCTAGCAGGGTGTCATCAACCGAATCTGTGATTCTCAGCACGTCTTTTAGGTCCTGAAGCGTGCAATACCCATTCTCAATCATGTATCTATTCTATCGTTGTTTGGATACCCTCAAAGAAGGGCTTCCAATACTTAGTCCAGACGTTCTGGTTACTGAACTGTAGTGCAAAGTCAGCAGATGTCTGTGAGTGCCTTTCTTCCTCTGTTGCTTGTTGTAAAGCTTTTACAATGCTAGGTATCTTGGGGATCATGTACCAACTTGACTGTGCCTCATCCCAGAAAGGCTGTCCATCAACAACAAAGCCATCCTCGCTAATAAGATCTGGCGTAGCTGCCCAGTCAGAACCGATTACTCGTGTCCCACAAGCCTGTGCCTCGACCGTAGGCACTCCGAACCCTTCTCCGTAGCTAGGAGCAAGTAAAACATCCATTGTTGAGTACAAAGCAGCCATGTGCTCTGGCGAGAAACCATAGCGTAGGTCTAAGGGGTCAGGGAAGAGAAGGTTCTCTTGCGGTATGCCCACTGCCTTAGCTAAATTACCTAAGTCAAAGCCTCCGTATGCCTTGCTGGGGTCAGCGTGTACATACAGCTTTGCATTAGGGTGGTCTTTCAGCAATATAGAAAACGCCATGAAGTTCTCTGCGTATGCCTTGCGGTGTATCTGACCGTTAGCTTTGTTAGCAGCTACCATGCCTACTAAGAAGTCGTCTTCGCCAATTCCCATAAACTCACGAGTCTTTGTATTGCCGATTTTGTTTGTCGGCTGGTACTTCTTAGGATCGTAAGCATGAGGAACGTAGCTGTGCTCAATTCCTTTTTCTTCTAGCTCTCTCTGCCCGAACGGAGCCATAGCTATTGGGTGCACATTTTCTTTACGTAGAAAGCCTTCTACTGCAGGTGGCATTGTGATGTGATCTAAAGGTGTCCAAGAATAAATAGGCAACTCGTTTAGTGCCGGATTCTGCAACACCCAGACATCGTAAAGAGTCATCAGGATGTGCTTCTTGTGCGGATACTTTGCCTTGAAGTGATTGTAGTGATGAGGTAAGACATCATCACTGTAGGGGCGCAGTCCACGTGGATAGTGTTCTATGCGACCGAATGGTGTGTCGATGTGTGTGATTTGTCCCTCTAAGCCGTAGTTAGAGAAGACGGCAACCTTTGCACCAGAGTGCAGAAGGTTGTGAGCCAGTAGCTCAACCTGTACGCCGTAGCCTGTCGGTGTACCAGGACTGTTAGAAAGAATCGATACTGCTAAGTTTTGTAGGTTTGCCATAACCGAATCATAGCAAATAAAAAGAGACCCAGCGCAACCTACAAACGCTGGGTCTCCGACTATTTCAAGAGCTAACTATGCAGCATTGCCCTCGAAGTATTTGATGTGTGATTCGTGAGTCAAGTTTCCGTCAACTCTCATCATTACACGGAATGTGGTTACATCCTGGTTGAAGGCGTAGTCGGTTGAGGTTGCAACTTGGATTCCGCCCACGGTACGTACCAAGTAGCTTGGGAGGTGGCCAAATAGAACACTCTTCTCGCCTGTGCCGATAGAAGCCATTGCTGGGTTCTCAACTATCTCGTAACCTGCAAAGGCATCTGGTTGCCCGACGTTGACATCAAACAAGTAATTTCCGTCGTCATCCTTGAGTTTACGCATTGCACCAATGGTCTGAGTGTTTGCCATGTAAGCAACACCTGGAAGCCTACGTGCAGCACCGTCAAGGGTGTACTGAAGGTCGATTAGGTCGTCAGCGGTAAATGCACCGTCAACGCCAGTTCCACCAGTAATACCTGAACCTGCAGCAGTTACTACACCAGTTGGGCGTGTGCTTCCAGTTCCTAGTGTTAGCTCGTTGTTGACCTTGAAACCTAGACCGTTACCAGCCTGTGCTGCCAAGTGTGAGGTGATGTCAAATCCGGCATCGGTAATCAACTCGTTTGCAACAGGGATCAACAAACCGAATTTGTAAGCACCAAGAGTGATTGAGTCATAGGTTGGCTCGCTCTCGTCTAGGGCACTTCCAGCAGCCTTGAAGGTAGCGGTGCTGTATGCGGTCAGTGTTGGGTAGGTGATGTCCTCACCAGTTGCAGTGTTGAAACGCTGTGAGACATCTAGCATTGGTCCGACGAGACGTGCTACGTCGAATACCTGATCGTGGAAGCTCTTGGGTACAGTGTTGTCAGTTGGGACAAGGGTTGCACGTGATTCAAACTCGTGCTTTCCACGGTTCTCAGCAATGTCACGGATGATGTCTGCTTCAGAACGGCTTTCAGATGCTGGAACAAAGTTCTGTGCAACTTCAGCTGCCTGTGCGAAACGCTCTTCCGAACGCTGAGCAACGTCGATTGATTCTGAAACAGAAGTGATGTCTGCTTCAATGCGATTGATTTTCTCCAGCTCAGCAGCGTCGAGTCCACGACCCTCTGCTTCTGCGGAGTCAATCACTTCACGGACCTGCATGACCAAATTGGCACGCTTCTCCTCTTGTGATTTTATGAAAGACATTAGTCTTTTCTCCTTTTTACTCGTAGTCGTTTATGTCTCAGCAGCGCTGACGCTGGACTGATAACGGTAGAGCTGACTCACACCCGTTATATATAGTTTAGCAATAGAAAACCCCTCCTACTTAGGTAGCAGTGGGTAGGAGGGGCGAAACCCTATTTAGCGAATTTCTGACGCTTCTTGTATACGGGTTTCTTTTACTGGCTTAGAAGCTTTTGGCTCTGCCTTTTCCTCGACCTTTGGCTCTTCTTTGGTTTCTGCCTTTTCGTCGAGGCAGCATACTGCTTCTGCCATTCTCTCGGCGTTCTGGGCGATAGGACCACTTTCGGGGTTACCTACACTTGCAAGAAGCGCCTTTTTGATTTCTTCTTTACTTGCCATTTTTAGATCCTATCAATCAGGTACTGAAGCTTTTTCTTATGTAGTTCTAGCATACCGTCAAGTTCTTCTTTCTTTTGCTCCACTTCTTCTTGTGGGCTAAGTTCTCCAAGAACCTTGTTCATGACTCCGGCTTCATCTTCTGTCAAGGACTTGCCTTCTTCAATTTTGAGCATGGTGTCTGCTAGTAAGTCTGGGTCTACCTCTGCTCTTTGTGCAATGGCAGCTAGACCACGCACTGAAGTCGTGCCCGCAGTCCCGCTGTACGCAGGAAATGCCACAATACTAATCTCGTGCAAACGAACAGACTTCAGTGTGCGGAGCATTCCGTCATCTGACCACTCATCGCCTCCACGAGGCACTGAGAAACCGAATGACATGCTGTCTACATCTCCACGCCTGAGAAGCTCCGCTGCGTCACGGCCTAGCGTTGTGTTTGGCAACATTGCCTCCACCTTTAGTCCACGTTCGTCTTCGTATAGGCGTAGAGTCTTTGCACGTGTCGATCCAAGCACGCTTGCTGTGTCGTGATTCCATAAAAGCTTGATGTCGTTACGAGATTCAATAGAACGCTTGAAAGCACCACGCTCAATCATCTCGGTAAAGGGTAGAGGCTCACTAGGGCTGTCAAAGACTGCGGCATAACCCGTAAATCGCATTCCGTCTTTTTCTTCACGGACTTCGATGTCTCTGACCGAATATCTAGTTTCTAGTTTGCTCATAGCTTCTCCGCTTACTGTTCTCAAGGAGTTTTCTTCTTCTAGTCTACTGACAACACCGTCGGCGTAGTCCAAAGCTCGTTGTGCTGCCCTCTTAGATGGTCCACTGCCCCAAAGCAGGTGTGCTACGACACCAGCAGAAGGATAATCGTCAGAGTCAGGGTTTGCGCTAGGACTATCAAGGTCATCCATATGACGAGCAACCCAAGCACGTAGACGAACCCACTTATCAGCGGTGACATTCCCATTAGCCATTGCTCTAGCTTCACGTACTGTTCTTTCAACCAAGCCATCGCCTGCCAAGCCTTCCTCGTAGTAACGCAAACCCTGTCGGGCTGCTGCACGCATGTAGGCTGGTGGGTCTAGATTTACGTCTCTTTTTTCAGAAGAATATGATCCTCTCTCCATACCAGTAAGCTCTTCATACTCGTCATGAGTTGAGCAGGGCATGTAGATAGTTTGTCCATCTTCATCCATTGAGTGAGTACCACTGCAACCGATTTCCTCGGCTTTATCTAAAGCTTCTTGCTCAGTGGTGTATTTGTCATCACCTAAAGCTTCTCTGGTGTATGACCGAAGGTCGTTTATTTTTGTGAGCGTGGAGAACTTGTGCCCGACTTGCTGGTCTTGGGCTTCCCAGCCGTCTTCGCCTTCTCTGTAGAGGCGGATGAGGGCTGCGGGGTCGTCTGGCTCTCCTGTGATTGTGAAGTCTGAGTCGGGAACGTTGATTTCACCGTCTCTGACGATTTCTGTAATACGGCCTCTTGCTCTTCCGCCTGCGCTGTTCCAACTGACGAAGTCGCCGACTTCAAGGTCGTCTGGGGCTGCCCTTTGCGGTCCGGTATGAGTACCACATGGATCAATCTCCTCTGCTAGTAAGAGTGCAACCATTTGGTCGACTGCGCTCTGCTTTGTGTCATGG